CAGTATGATTATCGCAATCAGCAGCAAACTTATCGTGATCAAATCCTTTGTGCATTGATCCCTTACGCCCATAGAGGTTATCCTTAATGTCATAAGGAGGATCAAGATAAGTAAATACATTCTTATCATCCGTAAGCAATTGCTCGTATGACAAGTTAGTTATACGCCAATCTTTGATAATCTCTTGGTAACCCATGAGTTTATCTATTCCTCGCATCGAGAAGTTTGAATCAGATGCCTGGGCACTAAAGGATGAGGACTCAGTGAGACCAGAAAAAGAGCACTTGTTAACAATGTAAAAACTAACGGCACGATGAAAGGGTTCAGTCTTTTTGGTTGCATGATTGAGATACTCCTTCGATTCTAAGAACAATACTTTAGCGGAGGATGGATCACAATGCCTGTACTTAAGTTGAACCAACTCGTCCCGCATTTGCCTACCATTATCTTGAACCTGCTGCCAGAAATTGACAAGGGGTTCATACAGATCATTAACCCAGATATCCATGTCAGGATACCTCTGAGTCATCCAGATGGCAAAAGATCCGCCACCGAGAAAGGGTTCTCTGTACTCACGATAGTTAGAAAGGTCAGGAAGAAACTGCAGCATCTTAGTAACTGCACGAGACTTTCCTCCAGGGTATCTAAGCGGCGTCTTCAGTTGCGTCATAATCAGGTTCGTTGTACTTCAGATATTCGCGGAAGGTCATCTTCATTTCCTTCTGCGTCATGCCACAGTGCTCGGCAGCAGCAGGTAAGTTCATTGTAGCATGAAACAGTGCCTCATTGGCTTCCTGCACATTTTCTGGTGTGGTTTTGTTCATTGGTTGCAGTTTTCAATATACTGGTAGATCAGAGACCATCCAAACTCACATGTATTGCCCATCTCATCGCGAAGATAGAATGGAATGTTCGGATGCTTGGTCTTTGCACTATAGAAGTGACTGATCACATTGTAGTCATCATCGATATGGCGTTCAAATTCTTTCTCTTCTTCGCTCATGACTCTAGGTTCAAATGAAGGTAGAGGAGTACACTCTTTACAGAGATTGTCCTTAAACTCAGAGTCATCTTTTACAGTTTTACACTCTGGGCAAAGTTTCTTCATTTGAATTCACATTCCACCATGATCTCAGTAAGTGCTGCTAGGAGGTTGATCTCCTGGTCTGCAACGAACGCGATCTGATATTGGTACTTCGCAATGATCAGAACAGCAGCAGCGATGCTAGGACCTTCCAGGGCGTTGTGAAGGGCATCGTAGACCCTCCTGAGGACCGTTGTGGGGTCATTATCCAGGTTGTTGACCACCCACTTCCTGACGGCACCAAAGTCCTTTGCCTTAAGGTTCCTGAGAAGATCTTCCACCTTCACATCGGAGAACTCTGCCAGGATGGCACTGTCGATCTTTCCGCTAACAGAGTAACGCTGACACTCATTCAGTGTCCGACGCCAGTCAGGAAAGTGCTTATTGATCAGTTCTGCAAGGACCTTTTGATCATACCCAACACTTTCCTTATCCAAGATTTCTTGGAGACGCTTAAAGAATCCTCCTGCAATGACTGCTTTTTCTTTACCTTTGATGTTGAACTCAACGACTGAACACCTGCTGTGGAGGGGTTCAATGATTTTGTTTTTGTAGTTGCAGGTGAAGATGAAGCGGCAGTTGCGATGAAATGCCTCAATATTACTCCGTAGGAGGAGTTGTACATCGTGGGTTGTGTTATCAGCTTCGTCAATAATGATGACTTTGTGTCTAGCATCTGACGAAAGTGAGACGGTCGAAGCAAAATTCTTTGCCTGGTTCCGTACTGTGTCCAGAAATCTTCCCTCATCTGATCCATTAATAAGAATATAATCGCACCCTAACTGCTCACAGAGAGCGCGGGCAACAGTAGTTTTGCCACATCCAGCAGGACCAGTCAGCAGGAGATTAGGAATCTCACCTTGCTGCAGCATCTCGTTGAATGTCTTTTTCGTACCCTCAGGGAGGATACAATCATCAATAGTCCTGGGACGATACTTTTCGACCCAGAGAAACTCATTACGCATAATCAAATCCAGTCAGGTTTGCGATGGGGCAAACGAAGGTAATTATCGCACACCCAGGGTTTAGATGCAATATACATCTTGTATGCAGAAAATGTGGAGATTTCAATGTTGGTTTTGAGGACTTCGGGCATTGCCCTCACAAACGGTGTGTGGTTTCTCCAGTCTGCCTTAGGAATAATCTCAGAGGCAGCAAGAAGAGAATGGAAGCATGTGTGTACTTTACCATACCGAGCAGCATACTCAGCACATAGAGCAAACCCATGCTGCAACAACCAGCGAGTATTCTCTACAGTTTCATTTGCCCAAATAGTACAGGGATGATTACGAAAGGCACCCTTCTCAGTAGCATAGGGTTTACCATCTGCTCTAGGAAGAGTGCCATAACCATGACCCCATTTGTCTGACGCCACGATAGAGAGCATTTGACAGCTCTCTAGGGGCATTTTGACGATGTGTTTGTCGGGTAGAACCCGTGCTGATTTCTCAGGACACTCGTCGGTCACAAAGATGTTCATTCTAAAGGTCTCTTAAAAGACTTGCTAATGATGTCCTGTGCATTGAACATCATTTTCATGTATTCTACACCCTTTCTGGGTTTTGTATGGTCACCGCAGGTGAAGATGTCACAGACTGCCATGCCCGTTTCAGGCCAAGTGTGAATACTGATGTGACTCTCTGCTAACATTGCGACACAAGTTACACCTTGAGGATCAAACTTGTGGGAATGAAGTGCCAGCAGAGTAGAGTGGCACTTTACTGATGCTTGGTAAACAACATCCCTTACAAACTGTTCGTCATCTAAGAACGATTTGTTACACTCTTTGAGTGTAAAAAGGATGTGTCTCATTATTCGTAAGTGGAATCTGGTTCCAGAGCAATAAAGTACTTCAGATTATAACTGGAGTTGGTGAACTCTGCCAGCAGTTTCTTGGAGATCACAACATCATAAGATCCAGGAATCAGTTTGATGTTCTCGATCTTGAAGTTGAACTCAAAGGTCTTGTCAGTCTTACCAACGACCAGAGAGAACTCGTTAGAGTTATCGTTCTTACGATCAGAAACAACCAGGGTAATCTCTCCGCCATTACCTACGGCAGACAGATCGGGAAGTTGATAGACAGAAGATGCCTTCAGCAGTTTTTGCAGTTGAGTGCTATCCAGTTGGAAGCAGACATCGCGAGAGGGCAGTTCGATTGCCTTCTCAGGAGGACTGACAATGACTTCAGGATCAGCAAAGGCAAACTTCACACGGGTGCTACGACCTTCGCGGATGATCATGTAAGAGTCATGTTTCAGATCGATGTCAGGGTCATTCATCAGACCGACACCATTCAGAAACTGAGGCAGGTCATAGATGCCAAAGTCCTTCTCAAAATTCTCGTCGATGTCTGCTTCCGCGAGAATGTTCTTCATCACCGAGATGGTGCGAAGTTTAGAACCTTTCTTCACCAGAATGGACTGGTTAATAGAAGAGAAGTTCTCCAAAAGATCGATAGTCTTTTCAGAAAGTTTCATATCCTTGCTCATCGGTTTCGGTGTCCTTAGTAGTGAAGTAGTAGAGAAGAACGGCGTAGTGGATGATCTTCTTTAGATCCATTTTAGCAGATCCCTTCTTATCATAGCGGGATGCATACTTTAGAATATTGCTACGGCAGAAGGCAGCAGCATCTCCACAGGAATCAATCAGATCAAGAGTCTGAATTCCACTGCCAGAGTTGTAGTGGGCACGATATGTGTCACTGATATAGTCCTTCACTTCCTGAAGGATTTTGTCTTCGTTGTATTTGTACACTGTTTTGTCAGTAATTTTTAATTCAAATGTATAGGGAGACCTCTCTTCGGGTTCAAGATTACCGTGCATGACATCATAAAGAAGTGACCATGAGTTCATTATACATCCTCCTTATTCTTGCTGTCAACAGGAAACTTTTCACCAGATGCAGTGTAATCAAAATCGGCATCAACCTTGTCATAGAGGTCCAGGAAGGCACTCTTGGTCTCATCATCAAAACGATTCAGACAGACTTCGATTGCTTTTTGCTTATCTGCAAAGATGGAATATGCACGAATGATGTGAACCAGACGACGGGTAGAGATTACCTCATCGATACCGCCATCATAGAATGTTTTACGAATGATGTCTGCCCAGTCACAAAGACGATCGCAGAACTCAGGAGCGACCACATTGAGTTCTGATGCTACACCTTGTAGAATCTTCTGCTCAATCTTGGTGGTGGGATACTCCTGCTCAAAGGTCACAGGGAAACGCTCAAGGAATGCTTCGTTCAACACATTGGTGCCAATGAAACGACCGTCATCGGAACCCTTGCCCTTGGTGTTGGCAGTGGCGATGACATTGAAACCAGCAGCGGGTTTCACAAACTTACCGATCTTCTTCAGGAAGACACCCTTGCCTTCAAGGATAGATTGCAGACACAGGATCTTGTTAGATGCCAGGTCAACTTCGTCTAGAAGGAGAACAGCTCCACGCGAAAGAGCCTCCACGACGGGTCCATTATGCCAGACAGTTTCGCCATTAACAAGACGAAACCCACCAATAAGATCATCCTCGTCAGTCTCAATGGTGATGTTCACACGAATCAACTCCCTATTTAGTTGAGCACATGCTTGCTCAACAGAGAAGGTCTTGCCGTTGCCAGAGAGACCAGTGATGAAAGCAGGGTAAAAGAGACGACTGGAAATAATCTTTTTAAGATCGCTAAAGTTACCAAACTTGACGAAGGTATCATCTGTTTCAGGGATCAAATTTTGTTTTTCAGGTTGGGTATTTTGAATAGAGACAGTTTTCTCAAGTTGCTCACGAACTTCAGTGATAGACAGATCCCATTTGCCACGAGCAACCTTGAACGGTTCCAGGTGGCGAGTAACGGTAGGGTAAGAGATATCGTTAGCGTGGCAGTAACCCTTGATATCAGCAGCGGTCAGATTGCTACCAAAGTTGTCGCGAAGAGAATCGAGAAGATTAGAAGTTTTCACGCGGGTCATGTCAGAGGTTTGATTGGTATGAACCTATTATAAGGCAAAACCGCCCCCAGAAGGGACGATTGGGACAGTTCTCAAACTGGTTCGATGGTGATCTTCATCCCAGTTCCTGCAATGGAGTTGACCAGATCAGTGATGGTCATTTGCCTCTCCTGGTAGTTAGTACCGAGAGACTGAGAGATAGAGTCTACAGCAGTTGCAGTCTCGAAAATGTCGATGGGTTGTTGGGTCTTCTGCATCTTCTTGGTCTTTTTACGAGGTTTGGAGGGTTTTGCCTTTGCCGCCATAATGCCAGGGAACTGACGGGAGAAAGTGGTGCCCCAGAGTTCTTCGGAATGGAACCGTCTGACCACCTCTTTGCTGATGGTCTCACGGGCAAAGTCGATAAGAGGTTTCTTCGACTTCGTGTACAGGGGTTGAATAAGACTCTGGTGCTCGGCAGTAAACAGATCCAGACCAAACATCTGGGTCCACTGTTCGGGTGGGAGCATGGTCTCACCGATACGAGCATTGGCACGGATCTTGTCCAAGTTCTTAGGAACCCACATGCAATAGGATTCCAGAGCAGTGTCTAGAATGTTTTTGCGGTTGGTCAGTGCGAATTTCATATTCGTTAATGAAGATATTCCAATTATATATGGTTTGAAATTTTTTGTCAAGCAATCAATTCAACAAATTCGCTGAGAACTTTTTTATTAACCTTCTTAGAAGAAAGAGATTTTTTGAAGGCGTTACGGATCTGCGTCTTAGTAGCACCTTCATCTACATCAAACTCAGAATCCTTTGAGAGTTCAGTGCTGGACAGGGCAAAGTACTTGAGATACCCAGTGTTAGACAGAGTAAAGGAACGAAGTTTCTTCCAAGTTTTCATAACTTTTTCAACTTCATTGTATTCGGAAATGTACCTACGAATGAAAGATCCTGCATCACGGGATTCGACAATCCTGAAACCAATCACATTCAAGTCAGGATAGGTCTCCGAAAGATGGTCCAGCAGACTCTTAGTAAAATCCTGATAGGGACCATCAAAACGAGTGGTAGTGCCAGTTTTACGGTTCCTGAGGAAGGATCCAGGACGAACATGACCGTGACCCATGTATGGTTCTTTTTCCCAGGTACGCTTAACGATGCGATTGATGGGCACAGGACCTGCCTCACCGTCAGTGAAGACAATGCACTGGACTTTCTGAACACCGCTGCTACGCTTGAATTCGGGCAGAATAGTATGCAGAGAAATGATTGCTTCATTCAGAGGAGTGCCCGACAGGTTCAGACGCCAGGGGGCAGTATAGTCAGGACCACTACGCCAGCAGGAGAAATAATGTGCGAGTCTATAGAGATTGAGCATGTCATCCTCAAAATGAGTTGACTTGCTGCTGAGGAAATTCAGCATTGCAAATTCATCAGCGATGTGCAGTTCATTCTCGATACGCTCACACTTCTCTGGGGGGAGTTCACCATCACGGGTGTGAAACCACTCGTTAGTGAAAGCATAGACATCGAAAGGAATACCGACTTTCTTACAGAACCAAACAAGGTTCATAATCTGCTTCACACTATCCAGCAGAACACGCTCCATAGATCCAGACCAGTCAAGAACAAAAACTAGACCATGATTCTTTCCATCAGGAACAATGGTTACCTTCTTAAAAAGTTCTTCGTTGTATTTGTAGGTATGAAGTTTAGTGCAGTCTAGAACACCCGTCTTTGCAAATGTGGAACGCGAGTACTGATTTGCAGACTTCTTCATCTCAAACTCTTTGACCAGATAGTTAACTTCCTGATTAGCAGACTTCTTGAAGGTCTTGTAATCAGCGTCAACACTCTCGAAGAGATTGATGGGAGGAAGACCAAACTCTTCACGGTCATTATCCCTTTTCAGTTGTTGTGCTCCCCACCAGGTATTCAGAAGATCACGAATCTCATGGGTTTTTGCAATGACATTCTCACTCTTTACGCTAGGAACCTCAATGTAAATGCTGTCATATCCCTGCATCTCTGCAAGATCTTTCAGTTTTTCCTCAAGGGCATCCATAGTCTGAGTCTCGAACTCGTCGGTACGACCGCCCACAG